ATTACATTTTCAAATTTTTGTCATTTTGTTTTGATGAATCGATTTTCAAAGTTAATCCATTTAACAATGAAATATAAGTTTTAAGACTTGCAAAAGATAAAGATGGTCTATTCTTTAATAATTGATTTCTAATTAAATCTTTCATTCTATATATATATATTGTAATTAGATAATAATTTATTTTATATTTCTATTTTATATAAATGACATTAACTAATTTCGAGTTAATTAAATTAGCAAAGAGAAGAATTATTAAATTAGAAAATGTAATAATGAAAGATGAATTAAAGAATATAAAAAGGAAATCTAAATTAAGTATTATAATTAATTTACAAAGTAGTAAAGTCGGAAATGGTACTCATTGGGTTTGTTTAAAAGTTGAGAATAATAATGCAATCTACTTTGATTCATTTGGTGCAATTCCTCCTGTTGAAGTAATTAGATATTGTAAAGGATTAAAACTTGGATATAATTCATATATAGTTCAAGATATGAATTCTACTGAATGTGGAAATTATTGTTTAGCATTCTTAGAACATAATCAGAATAGTAAAGAATCAATATTTGTAGCTGCTAATAGTTTCATTAATCTATTTGAACATGATACAACATTAAATGATGATATATTAGATGATTATATGAAATCTGTTTAATATATTATTATTCAATCTTGTAACTGTTTCATTCTGTTCTCATGTCTAGTTGTTTTGATATGTCTAGCTCTATGTTGTGTTGTATATTCTAATCCACATTCACACATACATTTCTCATATCTAATATGTCTTTTATCTATTGCATATTGTTGTAGAGTTCTGCCTGGCAATTGTGTATTTAAAGTAGCCTTGTGAATTGTAACCATTTCTCCTTCTCTGGCATGAAGTTCCTTTTTACTATTACATTCGAATTTCTCCACAATGATCATATTAAAATTATCCCATCCATTGTTATCTCGAATGAATTGATAGAGTTTAATATTACTTGATTTGCTTTTATTCTTGTGAGATCTACGTCTACTGTAGAATCGTATTTGAGTTGTGGAACCAATGTACATTTCTTTTACTCTGGGATCATTGCATGTGATCTTGTAAATGATTGAGGATAAGTATTTGTTTTCCATTTGTGTTATATAGTATATATATATATATTAAATGTTTAAGTATATACTATATTATATTATATATTGTGTTGTATATATATGATTTATCTTAAGAAACTTCGATTAAGGCATTATCTAAACATAGATAACTAATATCAATACAATTATATTAATATAATATCATCTGTATGTGTTATCTACATTTAGATAATATTATAAAATAAGTACTACATTTAGAAATTTTTTATT